GCTTAGTTTCAAACAAGACAGGAACAAGTGCTCAGGTTGATGTTTATTTAGTAACAAACACAGGAGATGATGTTTATATAATAAGAAACGCTCCAGTTCCTGCAGGATCATCATTAGAAATAATAAGTGGATCGAAAATAATTATGGAGTCAAGTGATGTGCTTCGGATTAGAGCAAATACGGCAACTGCTTTGGATGTGGCTGTAAGTTATTTAGAACAGACTTAAGGAGGTATAACACATGGCTCTTAATCAAGTTGGGTTAGAAAGACTAAATACAGCAACTACAAAAAAAATTGGTACGAGAAAAAATTTAATAATTAACGGTGCTATGCAAGTGGCTCAACGTGGTACGTCATCTACACTTTCTAGCTATAGAACTGTAGATAGATTTATAACAGGACATGGAGGTACTGATGAATCACCAACGCAAGCACAACACACTTTAACTTCAAGTGATACTGGTCCTTATGCAGAGGGATTTAGATTTTCTTACCACATTACAAATGGCAATCAAACAAGTGGTGCTGGTGCTGCTGATAATATTTACATCAGACAAAGAATAGAAGCACAAAATGTAGCAACAAGTGGTTGGGACTATACATCTACATCAAGTTTTATAACTTTACAATTCTGGGTAAAATCTAGTGTTGCACAAAACTTTTATGGTTACTTAAGAACTGCTGATGGTACATCACAAAGATATGCTTTTGAAACGGGTTCTTTATCTGCTAATACTTGGACAAAAATAACAAAAACAGTTCCTGGTAATAGTAATTTACAAATTGATAATAATAATGAGAATGGACTAGAAGTAGTTATTATACCTTTTTGGGGAACAGATCAAACAGATCCAGGTGTGACTCTCAACGCTTGGGGAGCTTTTTCAACTTCAACAAGAACACCTGATAGTACTTCAACGTGGTACACAACAAATGATGCAACATTTGAAATCACAGGAGTTCAATTAGAAGTAGGCAGCGTGGCAACAGATTTTGAGCATAGGTCAATCGGTCAAGAGCTTCATCTTTGCAAGCGTTACTACCAAACCCAAAGACCTTATTACAATGCTGCTCAATATTTAATAACAAATGAAATTGCATCTAATACTGTATTTTTTCACCCAGAGATGAGAGCAACACCAACAGCAACGCATGGTGCCTTACAGTGTAGAGAAAATAGTGATGGTTTTGCTGATGTAAGTGTCAGTTCAAATTATCTTTTAGACAGTAAAGGTATAAATTATGTTGTAACTAAAACAGGGGCAGCAACATCTGATTCATTTATAATTTTTGTAAATAACGCAGAATATGGTGCGGAGCTTTAATCTATGACTTACACTTACAAACTTGTTGCAGACAGAACAGATCCTATTACAGGAAAAAAAGAATCAGCACAATTTTTAATAAGAAAAGAAGATGGAGCTTTGATTCCTAAAGATGAAGATAACACCGATTACCAAGAGTACCTTGAGTGGGTAAAGACAAACACACCTGACCCTGCTGATGTAGAAGCATTAACTTGGGATAGTATCAGAGCTACAAGAGATCAGATATTAAGAGATACAGATTGGACAATGACAACAGGTGCAACTGTTGATCAAGCTCAGTGGGCTGCATATAGACAAGTTATAAGAGATATTCCTCAGACTTATAAAGATAAAACTCCTGATGATGTTGTCTGGCCAACACAACCCTCTACTGCTGGTCCTAATACATAATCCAGAAGATTACTCCCTGTAAAATAAGAACAGAAAAAGAATATAGTAGTTAAACAGTCATGCCATATATTGGAAATGACATAAGGGCAAACGAAGATTACAAAACTATAGATGATATATCAAGTAGTTTTAATGGTAGTACCACTTCTTTTGCTTTACAGGTCGGAGGTTCTGCCCCAGTTCCTTTTCCAAAGTTTGAATCACAATGCATAATATCTGTCGGTGGTGTAATCCAGGAACCTGATACTACAGGTACAACTGGATTTAAATTTACAGGTACAAATATAGTTTTTAGTTCTGCTCCAGCTTCTGGAGAATCATTCTTTGGAGTGATTCTTGCAGGTGCAGATTATTTAAATGCTGGTGGAACATTTCCAGATGGAACTGTTGCAGTTCCTTCTATAACATTCAGCTCAGATACTGATACAGGAATATTTAAAAGTGGTAATGGATTGATTTCTATTGCTTCTAACGGAACCAAAGTTGCTACCTTCCCAACAGGCCAGGGGACAAATGGACAGGTACTTGCCACAGATGGTGGAGGTGTTCTTTCATTTGTTGATCAGTCAGGGGGTGGAGCTGTCGGAGGAGGCTCTGACAAGCTGTTTATGGAGAATGGAACAACTATGACAACTAACTACACATTAGGTACTGAATTTGGAGCAACTTGCAATGCTCTAAGTGCAGGTCCAATTACAATTAACGCAGGTGTCACGCTGACTATACCTAGCGGTTCAGTCTATACGGTGGTTTGAATTATGCCTATTGCAATTAACGGATCAGGAACTATAACAGGAGTCTCAGTAGGAGGTTTACCTGATGGAATAGTTGATACAGACATGATCGCTAACAGTAATGTCACTGCTGGAAAACTAGCAAGTGGTGCTGGAGGTAAACTTTTACAAATTGTTCAAACAATTAAAACAGATATTTCATCATTCAGTAGTGTAAGCAGTGGTGCATTTGTGAATACTGATTCTGCGTTTGCTGTAACTATTACCCCATCAAGCACATCTAGTTTAATATATTTAAGTGGATTTGTTAATGTCGCTGTATCTGGTCAGGTAAGTCAGGTAAATATAAATTATCGTAGAGGTGGAGCTGATCTTACTACAGCAGTTGATGGAGGCAGTACAACATCACCTATTGGTGATGCTAATGGGGTTAGAAAACGAGTAGCTGCAAGTGGAAATAACACTGACCCTGCTGGTAATTGTTTTACGTTAGCACTTTTAGATAAACCAAACTCAACTTCTGCTCAAACTTACAGTCTTTCTCTTTCTCATGGATCAGGTAGTAGTAGAAGTATGTATATAAATGAAGTTAATGGTACTCAAAACAGTACATCTTTCCAAAGGTCTTGTTCAGTATTTATAGCAATGGAGATAGCAGGATGAGTAGTATTAAATTAACAGCTGATTCTGGAGGAGGTACTTTTGAAATTAAGGCTCCATCTTCTAGTGGAAATACAAGAGTATTAACTTTACCTGATACAGGTAACATCACACTGTCAGATGGAATAACAATGGTAGACCAATGGCGAATTAATAGTAACTTTAATTCTCAAAATGAAGTTATCTCATTTAATTGGGAAAGAGTTGATAACATTTTTGCTCAGATTGGTACAGGTATGTCATACAATTCTGGTATATTTAGTTTTCCACAAACAGGTATTTACTTAGTTGAATTTCACGCAGCGATGTTCAAAGCTAGTGCTGCTGTTAGATATATGGGTGTAAACCTACAAATTACAGAAGATAATTCAAACTACACTACAAGAGCAGAGGGCTACGGAAATGTATCTAATAACTCAACATCATACGCTCAAGCCCAAGTTAAGTATGTAATTGACGTTTCAGACATATCAAATATTAAAGTAAGATTTAAATCAGATTCAGAAACTACGGTTGGTTATGCTGGAGCTACTGATGAAAATAGAACTGTAGCAACTTTTATTAGATTAGGAGATACATAATGAGATTAGACGGAAGAGCAGACCACATAGAAGATTATCTTATTACTGTTCGTGTAGGACAATGGTTCGGTTGGTCTGACTCAAAAAACAAAATATACGCAAATTTAATAGTCCATGATGGAGGTTCTAAGCCTACAGAAAAAGAATGTACAGATGGACTTGCTGCATTACAGGCAGCGTGGGATTTAGAAAATGATTCTTACAGATCTAAAAGAAGAGAAGCTTATGACATGTTACCAAATCAATTGGATTTACTTTGGCATGCAATAGATGCTGACTCAGATTTAAAAGTTAAATTTAGTGCATTTTATAATTCTATTAAAGAAGTAAAAGATGCCAATCCAAAGTCATAAATATTGATATGTTTAGCTCCTCTAAAATAAATAAATAAAAGGATTCTTTTTGATATGGCATTAGACCACGAAGCAATTTATAGAGCATATTCAGGAACGGTAGTTTCTATTGATGATAGTGCTGGAGCATTTGATTCAAGTGGTAATTCAGTTACTCTTGAGCAATCTAAAATAGATGCTGCAAGAACCACATTAAATGCTGAAGCTGCTGCTGTTAAATACAAAACAGATAGAACAACCAACGGTTCCACAACATATGACTCTTATGGCAACCAGCTCGACATGATCTATAAGGACTTAGTCGCTGGAAAGTTTGATACAACTGGTACTTGGGCAACACACGTTAAGGCTGTTAAAGACGCAAATCCAAAGCCATAGGAGATAAACAATGAGCAGCAGATTAGTTGTTAACAGTGTCAGGCATACTGGAGCATCAGCTGATGGAATTACTCTAGATTCTTCAGGAAATGTTACCTTCCCTGGAAATGCTACTTGTTCAGGAACAGCATCAGGATTTGGTAAACTCCTTCAAACTCCTCTCTTTGCAATAAAAACTGATTTATTTAGTACTTCAACAACAGGTACTTTTCAAGATATTCCTGGATTATCTTTAACAATTACCCCATCATCTACTTCAAGTAAAATTTTAGTTTTTGCAAATATTTGTCATAGTATCAGTAGTACTTCTGATTATGCATATAGATTACTGAGAGGATCAACTGCTCTTGGTAATTCTACCGTTGGTTCTGAGGGAAATAGAGTTGGTATTTCTTGTGGTACTACAAATTCAAGTAGAGGAGATGGCTATTCTATTCACTTTTTAGATAGTCCTAATACAACATCTGCAACAACTTACAAAATACAAGCTAATCATCAGAACGGAACTTATAGATGTAATAGTAGAGAGGGTCAATGGGATGGTTCTAGTACAATTACAGTAATGGAGGTAGCAGCTTAGACTGGTTAGTTTATAAAAATAACAGTAGAATAAGTATATATAACATGAAAAATGTACAGTCAGAGACCATCTAGAT